CTAATCCGGCGTCGAATAGCCCAGCAGTTGTTCGCAGCTTTCCTTGATCGCCTGATCGAGCTGGCGGATGCAGAGCTCGATCGCCATATCGCGGGTGCGCTTGTTCGACCATTCCAGTTCTGCCAGCGTCTCGAGGTCCTGATGGCCATTCTCGTTGACCAGCATTCCATGCCGTACCGTCAACGTGCGGCCCTGCAGACTCAGCTGCACCGGGTCCCGGCCCACCAGCGAAGCACCTGCCGTCAACAGGCAATCGATATGGTCTCGCAGTGCATGAAACGCACGCCGCTCATCGATCCGATCGTTCACAAAGGTCTCTCCCATCCCTGGAAAGAAAAACGCCGATTGTGACGCGCTTCGCACGATAAATGGATGGCTTTTTGATATCGCGATATGGGTCAGACTGTCGCACACCGATCTGGCGGCTGGAGAGAGGGTGGAGGCGAGGGAGATTGGCGGAAGGCAGTGAGAGTCGAACTCACCCGGGAGCGGCTGCCGCCCCCAACCGGGTTTGAAGCCCGGCCGCACCACCGGGTGCGATTGCCTTCCTTATTGATTTACAAGGAATTTTCCTGCCCCGACTGTCGCTCAGAGGCGGGAGTGTCGAAGAAGTGTCGAAAATCCCTAGCAGGCCCAAACGCTAACACGTCTTGCAGATGATCGGGCGCAAGGTGCGCGTATCGCATTGTCATCGCCAGGGACGAGTGACCGAGAATCTTCTGCAAGGTCAGGATATTGCCACCGTTCGCGATGAAGTGTGAGGCGAAGGTATGCCGCAACACATGCGACTTTTGTCCCGCAGGCAACCCCAGCCCGGCTCGCGAAACCGCCTCATCGAACCGATCCCGGCAGTTGGTGAACGCACCGTGTTCCCGAAGATGTTGGCGAATCCGATCTGCCAGCTTCGGATCGACCGGCACCACACGACGACGCTTCGACTTCGTGTTCACGAACTGGAGCATGCCATCGCCCACCCGGCTGATCGTGAGCCCTTGCGCTTCACCCCATCGGCAACCCGTTACCAGACAGATCATGGCGATCAGTTCGACATGCGGGTGCGTCATGCTGCGCAGTACCTGGAACAGCCGGTCGATCTGATGGCCGTCGAGGTAGGACAGTTCCCTTTCCTGCACCCGAATCGCTCTGAGCATCGAGAGCGGGTTATCGAACTCGATTTCACCAAGTCGCCGCAGCTCATTGAACATTGCCCGCAGGTAGGACAGCTCATTGTTCAGCGTTTTCGGGCTGATACCGGACGCGAGGCGCTTGGCGCGGTACTCGGCGAAATCGGTAGCGGTAAAGGCTATGGCCACAGGGTCTTTCAGGCGTTCGACCATACGATCCATGATGACGCGGCGACCTTCGTAGTCGGACAGCGAACCGCCATGCAGACGACCCCAGCAATCCACCAGTTCGGAGAGGCGTCGGCGATCCTTCGGCTTCGGTGACCATTGCGGACTTTCGATCAGCTTGGATCGGCACGTCGCTTCGAAGCGTTGAGCTTCGCCCTTGGTCTTGAAGGTCTTGCGGAATCGCTTGCCCTTGATCGGCTCAACATCGACCCGCCAGCGACCGTCAGCAAGTGCCTGTATCGCCATTAGACGGCACGCCCCCAGCGCACGTGTCGTTCCTGCAACAGGTCTTTGATGTGCTTGTAGAGGTCGCGCTCGCTCATATCCTTGGCGGCGTAGTGGTCGCGGATCACTGGCCAGCATTCCCATTGCTTCAGTCGATCAAATGCGGTCTTAGCGCCCACTCGCTCCCTTGCCAGCAGGCTTACGAAGTTTCCCAGGAATAGCTCGACGTTCTTGCCGCTGAATCCACGGCTGGTCTTGTAATAGCGCTTGTACTCCGTTTCCTCGACCAGGGAATTGACCGGTACATCGACACGAATATCGTCGCGGATCAGCGTCCAGATGGGCTCGAAATAGCCGGGGCGGGCGAGCAGCTTGAATTGACCCAGCCCGTAGCGCCACAGGCCGTCCAGATGCGCCGAGAACGCCGCAAACGAATCCGTATCGATGGCCTCGCCGGTCTTCGCACTGATCGAGCCGCTGGCGAACTGCTGGATTACGGAGTGGTGATAGCGCAGCTCGACGCGCCAGACGTCTTGGGTCGGATCGTAGTTATCGGGATCGGTAGGATCGAAGGAATCCCGACGACGCCACACGCTTTCCCAGTAGTCGAGCTTGTCATTGGCTCGCGCCTGAAGCGTTTTGTTGTAGATGCCGAGCTGCACACCGCTGGCCGAGCCAAACAGGAAGGATTGGCCCTTGCCATAGGTGGCCGACTCCATGGTCCACTGAATTTCCTTGATGCCAGAAATATCGCGGGTTGCGCGCGCGCGACAGTGGAGGCGGGCAACCAGATCAGCTGGAGGGGTCCACCCCTGAAGGTCCAATGCCAAGTGAACGGCACACTGATTGCGCTCGCGATTGGTCATCACTGCTGCAGCGTAGTAGTCCATCCGCTCTTGCAGACGTTCCGGCGACAGCGCGTCGATGGCATGCGGCGACACCTCGATCTTCAGGTGTGGCCCGATGTTTTCGAGCTTGGCGTTGAAATTCTTGATGAGCAGGATGAACCCGAGGTCAGCGTTCTGGAGCTTGTACTGGTAGCCAGAGTCCCGGCCGACCCGTCCCGAGTGCCAGACTTCGCCAGCAAACTCCACCATCGCGCCCGGTTTCTCGAACAGCGCCATGATCTCTGGACGGATCAGCCCGCGATACAACTGGCGAACCGTATCGACGCCGCAACGCAGCAACCGGACCTTCGACAGATCGGTGATAGCCGCAGTCCCTGGATCAACGAAAAGCCGTCCCCGCTTGGTCGGGTTGCCCGTGATGTGGTCCAGCCTTGCTTGATCTTTAACGCTCATCTTCGAAACTCCAACAATGTCCAATAACGGACGGTTTCAACTGGATTTATCTGACGTGCTACAGGGACGTCAGCGCGCGCGTTTGCACGCCGGCTCGTGCCTCGCCGCGCGTGCAAAGAGCGCGGAGCGCACGCGCGCTGACGGTCATCACCACAGGAAACGCCCCTTCTCGTAGGGCACGCGCGTAAGCGTGGTAGCCGCTTGCTGCTGGCTCGGTTGATAGGCCGGTTCAGTGGTCGGTGGTGGTGGCTGGTTGCGCATGTCCTGCGGCGAGCCACGGTCGGGCTTGGTGTCGTCGAAGTAGCCGTTTTGCACGACCGACATACAGAAGCGAAACGACACATCCAGGCGGGTGCCCTGCTGGGTGTTGCATCGGCACCCCGTCAGCCCTTCATCGCTGTCGCCGACCTGCATGCGCTTGTAGTTGCGGGCGATCAGATCGCGGTCAGTGGTGGCGATGCAGATCGGTTTCGGGAAGGCTTGCGGGCCGGTTAGGCCGTCATACACTGGCGCCGAAGCTGGCAGGTCTTGCACCCGTGGCACACGCTTGCCCAGGTACTGTTCGACGGTGAGCGGTGCCGATTGGTCGTCTTCGGAAGCGCTTGGCCGGATGAACGACCCGACCGTATCCCGTACCTGATCGACCATGCTCCCGGCCGGCGCGCTGGTGGCTGTTGCGGCCTGCGCTTTCTCTGCGGCGTAGCGCTCATAGGCGCGATAAACGAGGATGCCGGCACCAAGGATCACGCACAGCGCCAAGATGAACTTGGTCGGCACCTTGGTCTGGAAATGGTGCTTGGCGTTGGTGCTGGTGTAGGCACCGAAGTAGCGCTTATCCAGGCGCAGCGACTTCTTGTCGGCGTCCTTGAAGCTGGTTTTCAGCTCGACCTTTTCCACCACGACTTCTGACTCGAAGCGCAGCAGCTGAGCGGACTTGAACACGCGCCAGTAGTGAATGTGCGTGTTGCACAGCCGACGCAGGTGCACATCGAGATAGCGCGGGTCCTGGGTGACGAGGTGCACTTCGTGGCCCTGGTGGCGCATGGTCTCGAAACGGGTGATGTGCTCCGGTGGCCGCGCCCGTGGATCGCGTGCGCCGAACCAGCCCTGCGCTTCGTCCACGACGATCATCGAATCGTTTGGCAGCTCGAACCACTTCTCGGGATCTTCGAACTCGAACCACTGCGCTTGCAGCTGATCGGGCTTGAGGCCGTTGATGTTGTGGAAGTAGACGACCCGGCCTTCGGCGTGGGCCTTCTGATCCACTTCACGGATGGTGTTGAGGGTCTTGCCATGGCCCGGCTTGCCGGTACGGATAACGAGCATGACGGCGCCTCCTTAGGCTTCGATGGAGGTGCCGCCCGGCTTACGCCAGACCTGATTGCGACGACGGTCAGTGGCTTTGTCGATCCCGGCGAGCATGAAGCGCGTCGAGATGGCGGCGAAATAGAGGTTCACTACCACATCGAACTTGGCCAGCCCGAGAATCCCCTGGATGACCGGTCCAACATCGCCCATCAGGCCGAACAGGTAGCTTTGCGCTTGGCCGATGATCAGGTTGAAGCCGACATAGGAGACGAAGCCGAACCCGATCATTTTCAGCACCATCTTCACCAGCGGGCCGAGGATGATGACGAGCAGCTGCACGATGAATAGAAACTGCATCACTGACCTCCTACGGAGCGGCCCACGTACAGGGCAGCCAGAACGGTAGCCACAGCCACGAACAGGCCGCTCAGGTCACTGGCGGCGCGGCAAAGGGGTTCGTAACTGAGCTGGAAGGAGCGCCCGCCACCAGTGCGCAGGCTGAAACTCTCGGCGCTGGGGCAGGTGGCAGGCAGGAAGCGGGTGCCCTGGTTGATGAAGGACGGCAGCTGAATCTCGGAGCCTTCCTCAAGCTGGAACTTGTCGCCCTGGACGGCGGCTTCGATGGCGGGTTTGTGCTTTTCGAAGTCGGCCTGTTTCTCGGCGTGGCAACGCAGCTCTTTTTGCTGGCGGAGAATCGCGCATTGCACGGCGTCGCCGGTGCACTTCACCTCAGCGTCACAGGCTTCGCCCTCTACGCTGGACTTGCCGCACTTGTTTGGGTCCTTGGCCGGGTCGCATTCGGCCCCATCCCCGTCTCCTTTGCCATCCCCGTCGCCGTCTCCTGACCCATCACCGTCTCCATCACCATCGCCGCTGCCGTCCCCATCGCCGGAACCGTCACCGTCTCCATTGCCGTCACCATCCCCTTCGCCGTCACCGTCGCCAGGGTTGTCAGGATCGGGGTTCTCGTTGCCATCGCAGCCGCCGACTTCAACTTCGGGATCGCACGGTTTGGGCGGTTCCTTGCTGCAGAAGGTGCCGTTCCAGACGTAGCCGTCCGGGCATTTGTTGTCAGGATCGGGGGTTGGGGTTTCGTCGGGATCGGTCTGCTGACCGGGATTGCCCGGTTCCTTGCGGGTATCTTCGTTGCACTCGATGCCGTTGCCGGTATAGCTGTAAACGCCAAACACGCCCGGCGGGTTGCCGCTGCTGTAGACGTAGACGTTGCTGGCCGGGGTAAAGCCGAAGGCGTACTGGCAGCTATTGGCGCAGACCGAGCCCGGCGGCTCGATCACCGGCTGGCCAACCGCTTCCTTCATTTTATGTTCGTGGGTGACGACCTGGCCGATGGTTGCTTCGCAGCGGTTGGGCTCTTCAGGCGCAACACACGCGCCTGTTTCGGTATCGTAACTTGAGCCTGGAGGGCAAGAATCGCCACGCCTTGTTGCAGCGTTGTACCACGCGCCATAACGCTCAAGCTTGCCGGAATTAGGGTTCCGATTTAAGCCATAAGTACGGCAGGTAAAGGAACTGGTGCCTGCTTGGATTTCCTGCTCAAACGAAACATATTGCCCGGCGTTTAATTGCTGGTAGTGGGCATGGTTTGCATTACAGGCGGCGACACCGCTGGAGTATTTTATCCGCGGGTCCGGAAATTGAATGGTCCAATAATAATCTTCGGCACTTACGGGCGAATGCCAAAGCAAGGATGCCAATACCGCAAATACAAACCTGGCCATATCTACACCCGCCCAAAAAACACGAGATAAAACGCCAGGGTGGTAAGGATCAGGACGTACAGTTCGTAGCTCATGGCGTTTCCCTGGAAGAGAAAACCCCGCCGGAGCGGGGTTTGTTTGCTTCGGCACATGCAGTGCGCAAAACCCCGGTTACAGGGCGCGGCGCATGTACTTGAACGCCATCGCGGCGATGATCACGGCGAACACCGCCCAACCGATGGTGCCGACATCGGTGCCGGCGGTGTCGAGGGCTTGGGTGGCTTCGGACGGGACTGCCGCATAGACGGTGCCGGCCAGGGTGGAGAGCGCGGCAGCAGCGCCAACGCCGATTTTCTTGATGAAGTGTTTGTTCAGTTGCATGGGTGATACCTCACTGTTTCAGGGCTTTTTTCAGGACCAGGAAGCCGAACACGGTGGCGAACAGAACAATCGCTTCGCCTTGCAGCTCGGAGACTTGGTCCCAGGTCAGTGCAGAGCCGTAGAGGCTTTGCATTTCCTCAACCGTGAGTGCGACCAGCGAGCCGGAGCAGATGGGCGAACCATCGGCGCCTTGCAGCCAGTCACCGTCACAGGCGAGAAAATTCATGGAATACGGTTTCCTAAAAACTGATTTCGTCGTCGTCGGAGTCCGCGTCTGCACAGTCCGAGCAGAGTGCGTAGCCGCCGACAATCTCGATGTTTCCCGCCGTTAGTTCGCAGCCGCAGCTTTCGCAGGAGTTGTCGTCTTGCGAGAGGCCAATGTCGGAGTTGTTGTCGCGTAGTTCGTCGGAGCAGTCCGAACAAAGAAGCAAGCCGTAGTCGGACGTAAAATCGTCATCCAACTCCGCGCCGCACTCTTCACAGTGATCACGCATGGCGGACCTCCTCGACAGTTGCGATAAACAGCTGAGCTACTTCGGCTGGCGATCTGGTGTTCATTCGCCGGCCTGCTCGAGGTCGGCGGATTGTTCGGAGGGTTCGCAGTCAGGGCAGACGGCGAAGTGGGGCGGCAGGCTGAGGTCTGGCAGCAGGTCGCTTTGCGGCGCGGGCAGCGCCATGAGCTTGCCCATGTCGTTTCCGCAGCAGTCGCAGTACACCCGGTCATCGATCAGCATGGCCGCCCCTCCCGGTTAGTTCGCTTTGGCCGGTTCCGGCTGGGTGCCGGCTGGCTTGGCGGTTGGGGTCGGTTGCTGGGTCGGCTTGGGGGCTTGAGCAGCGGCTGCTTTCACAGGCTCAACATGCAGGACGATGAACTTGCCGGCGTTCTTGGAGCCTCGCTCGATCTCGGTGGTGACGCGGATCGGCTCAAGCACATCGAGGCTTTCGCAGGCGGACCACACTTCGTCCAGGGCTTCTTCGGAGACATTCATCGACAGGATGGAAATGCCGAGGTCACGCTTGCCGTCCGGCTCGTCACCGACAAACAGCTTCACCAGCTTCACGTTGTCGAACTCGACTTTCTCGGCGCTGAGAAATGCAACTTCCATAATCGAACGTGCCATTTGTGTTTCCTCTCATTAATTGCGCTTTATTGCGCTGCTTTGCCTTTTGCAGGCCGATAAAGTCCACGCCGAGGAACTTGTAAAGTTCGCCTCTTGCTAGGGTTCACGCGGCTTGCAACGGGTTTGTGGTGCTAGTTATACGCTGCTGAAAAGCGGTTTATTCATACATCAACAAATATCATCTAGTGCGTTTGTTGTTGGTCTATGTTGGACTTAGTTGGGTTTGTAACTTTGACACTATGAATAAACTTGATGGTTGGTTTAACACCAAGGGCTTTGCCCTTGTCATCCCACTCTTGCCGCCGAGGGCTCGGGAGCGCGGGAGGGAAAAGCTCTCCCGCACTCACGAGCGGAGGCTGTTTCTGTTCGTGCAGGGTCAAGGGTGCGCTCCGCCCGTGCTTCCGTTTGTCCGAACGGTGAGGCGTGTTCGGACAAGCCGGGAGCGCGGCCCTGGACCTGTCTGGCCACTGCTGGGACTGAAAGCGGTTTGTGACGTACCTACGCAGATCGCCAAGCGTGCGGTGCCAGGACGGCTCGCCGCCATCCAGTGGCGCGAATATCCGAGCGCCTTCGTTAAAGGTGACGTACCCGTACAACTCGCCGCCGATAGTCAGTGCGCGACCAAAGCCATCAGCGGCACGCGCTGCGATACAGACGTGCGCTTCGTTGGCGCTCACCCCACCAGTTCGAACGGTTCGTGGATCGGGACGAAAGGGGTTGGCCTGCCCGAGTCGTAGATAACGCTCCACCACTTCGCGGGGCGGGCGGGTGGCGTGTGCTTCTCGCAGATAAAGGCCGGTTCCACTTTCCACTCCGAGACCAGAGGCTTCCAGATTCCACCGACGCAGCCCATTTGCAGCGTGCGAATCGGCCGCGCAGAGGCGGGGCGGCATTGGGCGCAGCGTGTGGACGGGGAGGGAGCGGACTTCGCCATTTCGCATCTGGACCAGCAGACAGAGCAGTCGCAGTCCTGGGCGTGCGGAAGGCGTAGATAGCTGGTCGGCTTCGACATAGGTCATCCCATCCCCTGGCTTTCCGTGAGCGGCGCGGATCATGAGTCCCACTCCTTTTCCATGAGCTGCTTAACCAGCAGCGCCACGTTGACCATCACGTACTTGCCGACCTTGTGCGACGGGATGTAGCCGTTGCGAATCCAGCCCCACACCACGTCGTGTTCATCGCCCATGCGAATCCAGTCCGCGAACTGGCGCCACGGCATGACCGGGGGCGCGTTGAGCAGGTCTGTCGGCGGTAGGTTTCCTTCCATGTCCTTGGCCTTTGTTGCACTATGTTGGTCTTCGTTGGAGCGAGTCTTATGGAATAAATCCATATGGACAGTATCCATATCTCACTGGATTATGGCAATAGTCCATACGATTCATTCTGATAATGACTACCCGAATGCTTGATAGAGCCCTTAAATTGCTTGAGGCGACGAGCCTGAAAGACCTTGCCGAGGTGAACAGCAAGGAATACGTCAGGTGGCAGAGCATTAAGCGAGGGAAGGCCAGGATGAGCGCCGAGGAAATCGAGCAGCTTGGCTTGCTGTACCCGAGCTATCGGTGGTGGTTGATGACCGGGGAGGTCATGCCCGACAAGGGCCAGACAAGCCCCGATTACGACGAGGCCAACCGAAACTTGACCAGTCAAGACGCGGGATAGCGATCACCAAGGAAGTGACTAGGCGCTGGTACGCCCGAGTACATGGAACAAGGTACGGTTAGAGGACAGATCACATGGACAGACGTGATATTGACGAGCAGCTGAACAAGCTCAGCTTCGACATGGATGAGGAAATCGACGATCGCAACGAGCGTCGCGGCTGGAGTCGATCCAGCATTCAACACGCCCACCGTCCAATGGACACCAGCCAAGCCATTATCCTGGCGGCCATCATCATCGTCGGCGGCATATGGGGCGGAAAGCTGCTCTACGACTACGTCCAGGAACAGCGGATGCGAGCAGCCGTTAATGAAGCCGCTCTCTATATGCAGCAAGCCCTCAAACAAGCGGAGCAAAGTACCCGCCACTCACAGATTGAAATGCGGCAACGAGCGGCCGCAGAAGCCAATGCTCGAGCACAGCAGCAGGCTCAACAGCAAGCCAATCGCCAAGCCGAGCTAGCGAGACTCCAGCAGGAAAAACGCTATCAGTCACCGGAATGCCAGTTTTGGTGGCAGCAGCATGAGCAGAGCGCCACAGAACGTACTGCCTATAAAAAAAATGAAGCGTGTGGTTTACAACGCTAATTGGCGTGCACTTACCTGCTTTCAAAAAATGAGGAGCGTCAATGCTTAACAATGACAGCATAAAAATTGCTTATCTGCATAAAAATCAAAAGGTCTGGTTTATAAGAGCAAGCTCAGGGCGGTACGCTAAGAATTTTAAGTACGGTGGCATGATTGCGATAAAGCATCTGGAGGAAGCTTTAGGAAGTAAGCTAGGGGATTCGCTGCCTTCAGAAGAAGAAATTCGAGCCGCGCTGCTGCAAAACCCAAAATACTACGAATTCATTGAAGATAATAAAACAAAGAAAGATAAAAAAACCCTCAATCGACAGGGAAATATTCTGCTAGGACAAATCCGGCGATTCGCAAATGATATCGAGGCGGGCGATATTATAGTAACCAAAAATGAGGGTAATGGTTACGACATTGGAGTTTGCGCCGAGAGCCAAGCCTATATCGATCATGCGCCGGTCGAATTACCCAAGCCGAATGATGATGCGCCAAAGGGTCCAGTTCTGCGCTATAAGCTAAGGAAGAAAGTAGTTTGGGGGCCATCGATAAAAGGGCATAACCTCCCTCATAGCGTGCGGCGAGCTACTCGTGGTCAACAAACGATTACGAGTTTGAGTGAGCATAAAGTTAAGATATTTCATCTCATATATCCGTTCTTTACGGACGGCGAGAATCTCTACTTCTCGAACAAGATTCGCAAACAAGGTGACATCAACGCCTTGGTCGTTGGAAAACTTTTTGAGAACGTGTCTCTTGCTGGCAAGGTAATTGAAGCCCTTGTTTCGCAAGGTGAGCTCGATATCAACAGCTTAATTCGTCAGCTGAACAATGGTTTGTTCTCAGACGACGAGTTCGTGGCGTGCCAAGCGGAATTTATGTCACCCGGCGATATGTGGTGCAAAATTCCTTTGTCTCAGGCAATGGAATTAGTCCCACAGTTGTCTGCAGGTGTTCTAGCCTGTGTACTGTTAACCGGCCAGGCTGAGGCAGTGCAACTTGCAGATATCGGGGATGTTAGCTCAAGCGCAACTGCTGTAATTAAGGTAAATGAACAAAGTCCGACAGCTGACATGTTTAGCGAAAAATTCAAGCCGGCCACCCGCGCAAAAGCCTTTGGGCGGTTGGCAGAAAAGTTTAAAGATAAGTCCGTAGAGTTGAATCAGTTTGAAGAAAAAAGAGCCACGAAAGAAATACGCGAAAATTTAAAATTAGAGATGACTTCGGCTGACACCTCTAAGCTTGAAAAATTTAAATATGGAATCAATATAATAGAACTGCGAGGGCTCAATGAAGCTGATTGA